CCTTTCGCAAGAACAAGCCGCTTTCCTGCTGGATATGTGCAAGCTGATCCAACACGCCACGGATCAGGGTTTTGTGGTCACTGGCGGCGAATTGGCTCGAACACCAGAACAGCAGGCCATTTATTTTAAAACTGGCCGCTCAAAGACAATGAACTCCATTCACCTTAAGAGGTGCGCCATTGACTTGAACTTTTTCAAGGATGGGCAGATAATATGGGACAAGGGCATCCTTGCGCCACTGGGTGCTTACTGGGAGACTTTGAACCCCAAAAATCGCTGGGGCGGAAACTTCAAGTCGCTAGTGGATTGTCCTCACTTTGAACGAAACGTGGGGTAAAGCATGACAGCCGCATCGGTAATGACCTATGACTCCCTTGTGGAGAACATCCAGTCCTATCTGAACAGGACGGATGCGGCGACTCTTGAGAAGATACCTCTGTTCATCATGCTGGCCGAGCAGATCATTGCCAGCCAAATCAAGTTTTTGGGCAACCTGACAGTCAACTCCAGCACAATGGTGGTGGGCCAATCTATCATCGACAAGCCCGCCCGTTGGCACAAAACTGTGTCCATGAATGTCACGGTTGACGGAGAGAGCCAACCTGTTTTGCTCCGCAAGTATGAGTACCTGCGCGAGTATTGGCCCGATGCCACACTAAAGGGCATACCTGCATACTACGGCGACTATGACTACACGCACTGGCTTGTAGCTCCCACGCCTGATGTGGCCTATAGTTTTGAGGTTTTGTACTACGAGCGAATTCAGCCGCTTGATTCTTCCAACCAAACAAACTGGTTTACAACTTATGCCCCGCAAGCGTTGCTTTATGGGACATTGTTGCAAGCCATGCCGTTCCTCAAGAACGACGAGCGTATGCCTATGTGGCAACAGAACTACGACCTCATCATGCAGACTCTCAAGCAAGAGGACATCCAGCGCATCGGTGATCGTCAAGCCTCAGTATTGGATACATAATGAGTTACAACAGCCCTTTTACTGGCAACGTCATCCAGCCCACTGACGTATCGTATAGCCGCATCACGCTGACGACAGACTTGCAATTGACTTGGCCGATTAACGGCTCAATTGCTGACGACTCTGCCGCTCGGATCATGGAGGTGTCTACCGCCTCAACTGCAAACGAATTGTGGATGCCTCCAGCCAATCAGGCTTCGGTAGGCCAAGATGCGTTGATCCGTAACGTAGGCGCTGTCAGCTTAACGGTCAAGGATTTCACTGGCGCAAACACCATTGTCACGGTCGCCGCTGGTCAGGCTCAGTACATCTACATTACAGCCAACCCAACCACGGCAGGTACATGGGGCATCATTGCTTACGGCATAGGTTCTTCTGGTGCTGATGCGGCCACCCTTGCTGGCTACGGCCTGCTGGCAATCGGTCAAACACTAAACCAGAGTCAGCCTGTTACTACGTTTTCAAGTAACTACACCGCGCTGACAACAGACCGCTCAAACACTTATGTTTGGACTGGTGGCGCAGGAACCTTGACGTTGACCCTTGCGTCTACTCTTGGCGACAACTGGTTTATGTTCTTGCGTAATAGCGGTACGGGCGCTCTTACTGTTGCTGGTAGCGGCGGCAACACAATCAATGGATCGTCAACCATTGCTTTACAGCCAACCGACTCCTGCATTATTGTTTGCAGTGGCACAACCTTTTACACGGTTGGCCTTGGAAAGTCTACGCAATTTGCGTTCACTCAATTGTCCAAAGCGGTTACAACTGGCACCTACACGTTGACCGCTTCCGAGGCTTCTAACGTAATTCAGAAGTACACGGGCGCATTAACTGGCAACGTCACAATTGTTGTGCCTTCCACTGTGCAGGTTTACTACATTTTGAATGAGACTTCTGGTGCATACACCGTGACGATCTCTACGGGGTCTGGTGGAACCGCCGTGTTGACCGCAGGTAGTCAGGCAACCTTGGTTTGCGATTCTGTAAACTTGTACAACGCCAACACAATTCTTGCTGGCTCATCTTCAATCAGCTTGAGTAGCGGCACTGTTGGCGCGCCGTCTTTGAACTTTGCGGCAGAGACAACAACTGGTATTTACCGTGCCGCTTCTGGGGAATTTAATATTTCAATATTGGGCGCGCTGGTGTCAACAGTATCTGCAACTGGACTTGCAATTGTTGGAACTGGAAACTTTACTGGCGGCATATCTGGCGGAGTCTTTACATGACCAAAAAAGTTTTTGCGATTGATACCCAACCCGGCGTTCAGCGGGACGGTACTATCTTCGACATGAACTTTTACACTGATGGTTTGTGGGTAAGATTTCAACGTGGTCGGCCACGCAAAATAGGCGGATACCGCTCTATCACTCAACAAGCCACAGGTCTGTCTCGTGGCCTTTACGTCAACTCCGCTGACGGCGTAAACCAAGTTTTTAATGGCTACAGTTCTGGCCTTGAAGTAATTAACGTAGACAACCTTGGCATTGGTGGCGGTGTCAATCAGTTTACGTTCAATGGTTTAATTTTGACACTGAATACGCTTGTAGGCGGGTCGTTGTACACCAACGGCACCTACACTGCTGTAAGCCTTACTGGAGGTTCTGGGACAGGCGCAAAGGCCACCATTGTGGTTTCTGGTGCCGCAGTGACCAGCGTGACCCTAACTTCGGCTGGTAACGGCTATGTGGTAGGCAACACATTGAGCGCCACAGCGGCAAGCATCGGCGGAACTGGTAGCGGATTCTCTATCAAGGTTGCGACTATAGACAGTGGTTTTACTTCTAACGCCCTAAACCTTTGGCAATTCGATTCGCTTTTCGATTCGCAAGGGAGTGGCAATCAGTTGTTGTTGGCGCACCCCGGACGCAACTTGGCCCAGATTGACCAAACAGTTAACACGGCTGTTCTGGCTGGAGACATCAATGGTTTGACCATGCAACCTTTGCGTGACACCAACGGCCCAACACCAAGCGGAGAAACCATTTCTGTGGCTGGTGGCGTGTGTGTTTTGCACCCTTACGTTTTTGTGTATGGCGACAACGGTTTGATTAAAAACTCGGTGGCAGGCGACCCATACAACTGGAACGGCGCAGACGCAAACGAAACCAACGTGGCCTCCACCAAGATTGTCAAGGGCTTGCCAGTGCGAGGTGGATCAAACGCTCCTTCTGGCCTTTTCTGGGCTTTGGACTCTTTGATCCGTGTGTCGTATAACCCAACAACAATTACTGTTGGTGGTGTAGCCAGCACGTTTTACTGGCGCTATGACATTATTACAAGCCAATCTTCAATCCTCTCTAGCCAATGTGTCATTGAATATGACGGCATTTACTACTGGGTTGGTGTTGACCGATTCTTGGTCTACAACGGTGTGGTCAAAGAACTTAAGAACAACTTCAATCAAAATTACTTTTTTGACAATTTAAATTACGTTCAAAGCCAAAAAGTATGGGCGCAAAAGGTTCCTCGTTTTGGTGAGATTTGGTGGTTCTTTCCGTCTGGCGACTCAGAAGAGTGCAACGATTGCATCATTTACAACATCCGCGAAGACTGCTGGTATGACGGTGGTGGCGCTATAGGAGCCAGACGTACCGCTGGGTTCTTCTCTCAGGTGTTCCATTACCCCATCAATGCTGGTGCTACGCTTAGTGAGCAAGAAATTATTTTTACTGCCAGCATCATTACAAACTCCACCGCAGTTGTGAAGGTTCCAATAACCAACCAAATTGCAACAGGTCAAGTGGTAATTGCCAGCAACATTCCTACAGGCACAACCATATCTTTGATTGCGCCAAGTGCAACGGCTGGTTATTACGATGTCACTTTGAGTGCGGCGGCAACCTCCACCGCTACTGTGGTTGCTACTTTTAACACTGTGGCTGGTCAAATTATTTTGTGGCAACATGAAATTGGCACAGATGAGGTCATTGACACGGTTTCTAATGCCATTGAAAGCTCCTTCCAAACTTCAGACCTTGGCTGGGTGGCTGGTGGCCCATCGCAGGGTTCTTTGGTTGGTGACAATGTGGCCCTCAATTTAGAGCGGGTGGAGCCAGACTTCATTCAAAACGGGACAATGAGCTTCCAAGTAACTGGCCGTCCGTATGCACAATCTGCTGATGTAACGTCAGACCCCTATTATTTTGACCCAGATACTGGCAAAATTGATATGCGGGAACAAAGGCGAGAAATTCGTTTGATATTTACAAGCAATGAGCAAGGCGGAGACTATCAATTGGGCAAGGTGCTATTGAGCGCAAGCATTGGTGATGTGAGACCAGTGTAATGTTGGCACTTGTCTATGACCCACGTTTTCACACGTTTGAGTCGTGGGCTTCATTGATGTGTGAGGCGTATGCTGGACAGCAACTGGTTATCCCAACGGCAACGACTGACTGGAAAGAGTGGGGTGCTGGGTTGAAAGCCATTGATGTATTTATGAATGAAGGCATCCCCGGTCCGTACAATTATCAAAACTGGCAGGACTGGGCCTCGGCTTTGGTCGGTGCCATTAACCAGCCAGTCCAATGAACTTTATCGAACTATTCAATGCTGTTGCGCGGGTTGCCAAGCCCGTGCATATGTCGTTCAAATTTGCCGAGTCTATGGAAGACGCAATGGCCGACTTAAACATTGATAGCCTTGACGGTTTGGTGATGATGATGTACTTCTGTGAGCTTTACGGCATTGACGATGCTGTGAGCAAAGAGTGGATGCCTACCACCGTGCAAGAGGTTCACGACCTGCTTATGGCTCACAAGACCATAGAGCCAGAGTCTTTGGAGAAAGCCAAGGAGCAGATCAAATGATCTACCTGACGCACTACCGCACGGCCTCCACAACAACCTGCAACCTGTTTGACGACATTGTCTACCCTCAAAAGGCGCACTGGTTCCCTGATACCTACGCCCGCGCCAAGTCTGGGATGTTTTATCCGCCCCACCGCTTGGCCGAGAAGGTGCTTGACCCTGAGTTGCTGACATACTTGCGCGAGAACCCCGCAGGCAAGACGGCTTTCATTTTGGCCGCAGGCAATGCCCATTTTGCTGGGATCAACCAGCGGCCACACCCAGACAATAGTCTGAACTACGTCTACAAGTTCTTGCCGTTCACCCTGACGCAGGTGTACGCTGGCCGTACCGCGCAGGCGTTTGGCAAGATTGACATGGTGACCACGGATGCCTCTGCCTGCGCCAGCAGTCTCAAGGTAATGATGGATGTCCACAACCTGATCCGCCACTATCATTTTGACCGAGTCATCGTCCTGACCGTAGAGGATGGCATATCCAATTCGGTTTTGGAGTTTTTTGGCGATGCCAAGGCGGTTCTGACCGAAAAGCAGGAGCAGACTGGCATCAAGCCATCCGCTTTTGACAGCAAGAACTTTGGGTTCAGAATCGGCCAAGGTGCCGCTCTGGCTGTGTTTGAGTCTGACTACGCTGTAGGAAAGCTCGACGCAACGCCCCATGCCCGCTTGGTTGGTGCCTACAACGCATCAGAAGCCTCTACAAACGCAATTGGGCAGTTGGACAATGGCGAAGGCTTCACCAAGGCTATTTTGGGCGCTATGCACTATTCTGAGGTCGATCCTCACCAGATCACTGTGGTCAAGACCCACGGAACTGGCACCGAGTCCAACAACCGCGCTGAAAAAACAGCCCTTCTGAATACAATGGATCAGTTTGTTGCCACTTCGTACAAGCAGAAGATCGGCCACACAATGGGTGCCAGCGGATTATTGGAAACACTTTTGTTGCTAGACGATTTAAAATCTGGCTATGTGCCTGCGATTGAGAATCGAACGGAAACCGATTCGGTATTCCTTTCGGAATCTACTCTAGCCCCCAAAGGGTTGATCCTCAGTCTCGCGGCTGGTATGGGGAATATCTATTCCGCCGCATTATTTGAGGGGATGACATGAAAATGATTGACAGCAACCAGCAGGAGTTGACAGGCGAGCAGATCATTGAGATTGCCGCAGAAAACACCAAGGTTGACCGCCCGATGAAGCAGGTGAAGGAGATGCTCACCATCGAGTTGAAAATGCCCAACATCTGGAAGATGCGTAACGGCAACACCATTTTTGTTGTTCACAAGAGCAAGGAACCCGGCTATGGGTTCTTTCGCGCTTTGAATGCTGACACCGCGCAGAACTTTATCCAGAATGGTCGTGTTTTTTGCGATGCCGCCTACAAGGTCGGTTTTGATGTAGTGGTGACTCAGTTCAGCGACACCAGCCTGCTTGGCATCTTTAAGGTGATTTCCCGCAACCCTGTGCAAGAAGGCATGGCGTACAGCGCAAAAAAGACCAAGGACGGAGGACTGCAAGTTACTTTGGTGCTTGGCCCAATGAGGGAGCATAAATAATGAGCGCCGTTGTCTCTTTTATTGAAGACGTAGTTGGTGGGATTGTTGACGCTGTCGGCGACATTGTTGAGGGCGTTATTGATCTTGCGGAACAGGTCATTGAAACTGTTGCTGAGAATCCATTGTTGATTGTTGCGGCCATTGCCGCCCCTTATGCTTTAAGTTTTCTTGCAACCGAGGCCGCTGTTGTCGGTGTTGCGACTGCCGCAGAGACTGCACTTGCTGGAGAGGCTTTTGCGGGCACACTATCGGCATTTGAAGTGGCTGGTGCCGCAGAGGCCGTCACCGCAGGAACCGCTGTTCTTGAGGCTACAGGTGCCGCCACCGCAATTGCCAGCGCAGAAACCGTTGCCGCAACAACTTTGCTTGAGGCTGGTGCAACGATGGAAGTTGCCGCTACTGGAGCAACTTTGGCCGCTGAAGGCGCAACTGTTGCGGAAGCCGTTACTGCCGCATCATCAGGCTCTATTACTGCATCCAGTTTTGTCGAGGCCGCAAGTGCTGGCCTTGACTCAATTACTGGTGCCGCAAGCACTTTGTCTCAAGGCGCAAGCAATATTCTTGGCACCATTGGAGAAACATTGTTGCCCGGTGCTGACGCAATGGTTCAAAAACTTGCGGGACAAGTTGCAGTCACTA